CTCAAGGTGCATCTGTGTCACATTGATCCTACCAAAATCTTCCCAACCCCACGGGAGGCACAGCATAGCTGTGGGCTGCATTGAGGGCGCCTGATCGACGATTCGCAAAGATGTTTGGCTCCGTGTTGCCAATCATGTGCGCGCATTGCCTGTCGGACGAGTTCGAAGAGTTGGCAAAGATCCCGACCGTGCCAAGTGTTTCACGAGAGGTTTTGGTCGCCACTGCATGTGTGCGCTGCCGCGAGGGGGGGAACTTGTACACTGGAGGCTGGCCGTGTGGTCGCCCGTACCGTTCCGTCACGTTCCGCACGGTAGTACTGCCCAAGCAGTTGGTGGCTGACGCTTTAACCATCGCGACGAAGTGTTCGTCGACGACGGCGTGGGGCATGAAGAGCGCGAATGCCGACCTTCAACTTACGAATCTACTGAGTGCCGAAAGGGATCCGAACCGGGCCATGGCATATATGAGCGTTGGACGCTATGCGATCAAGGACGAGCATGCTATGAGGCATGGATCCGTGACGCAGAGGTGCGACTGCTTGAGAATGTATCTCGGACTCAGTGGCGCGCGAGACGGGGGGCAAGGGACCCCCTGGAGGAACGTACGCGCACCGTTAGCACCCCGACAAGCCTTGAATGGCCAGGCTGAAGGAGGTGTGGGGGCGATCGCAGGCCCCACTGACCCGCTATTGGCGGGTCCAGCGACCATTTTGGAGCTGATGCCGGTAGGAGCCCCACCAGGGCTGGAACCGGTAGTGGAAGCGCAGTCAGCGGTGGGTGCCGCTGTTGTTACGACTTCCGGGAGTGGTGTCGGAGCTGCGGAGCAAGCCGAAAGGATTGCCGTGCAGCAGGCGACAAGCGTGACAGGCGGAGTGATTGAAGGCACTACGGTTTTCGAACCGGGAACAGCAACGGTCACCGGCCAGGCGGATGAGACCTCGGCGCCCATTGGCGTTCGCGAGGCACACGCACGTTTTCCCTCGATGATCGAGAAGGAGACGTACCTTTTCAACAAGGACCCGCGGAATTTGGAGGCAGCCAACACCCTGAGGAACAAAGGTGTCGGCAACCATCAACCATCTGTCCACGAAGCGGCGACTCGAGACAAGGTTGTCGAGCAGCTCTGCGAGCAGTTGTTCGATCAGCGTTCTTGCACGAAGGCGATGGCCCAGTACGAGAACCTCACGAAGTCTTCACTTCCAAAGAAACTATCGGAGGAGATGAAGCTGCAGTGGCAATTGGACGCGTTGAATGAAGCGGACGGCGATGGTGTGTCGTTCAGCAAGTACGTGTCTGCTTTTGTCAAGGCAGAGGTTTCGGCGAAGCCCAAGCCCCGACCGATCGCAAACCATAAGGAGATTAGGTTGTGCGCATTGGCCAAGGTGGCGTGGACCTTCGAGCACGTGATGTTCGAGCGACTGAAGCAGATGTCCATCAAGCATAGGACGAAGTCGCAGGCGATGCAGGACATTGCGACGAATCTGTCGAAGATGCGGAACGGGCGCTGGTGTGAGAATGACCTCACGGCGTTCGAGTTCGGCATTGGCAAAGAATTGAAGCACGCGGAGTGTCAGGTTCTGCGCCACATTGCCAAGATGATAGGCATCGAGGAGGCAGGAGCGCTCTTATTCGAGCGAGTGCTCTCTGATAGGGAGAAGCCATGTGTGTGGTCGATGCGTTACAAAGACGAGACGGGCGAGATGAAG